AGGAGAGCTTGCGTCATGTTTTCCAGCTTCTTCATCATCTCTCTCCAAATAACGCAGCCACCAGCGGGTCACGTTTAATCTTCCACTTCTTGGCCCTCTCCCGCGCCATCCTGAAGGCATGGTCATCGAGGGACTCTTTAGCTCTCCACTTGTCCAACCTCTCTTTGGCCGTCAAAGGCTTTGGCCTGATGGCGTCAGAGCCGATGCCGTAGGCGTACACCGCCACCCAAACAGTGCCAACCCTGCGCCACTCTGTGACGTATATCAGGCCAGATCTGCGCAGCTTGGCAACAAGTATCTGAGCCGACCGCTGGGTGCAGTAAGTCATGGCCGCCAGCTCATGCGCAGTCAAGCTCTGACGCGTCAGCAGGTCAACGATGCGGGGCAGGCGCACTGACTTCATTTGGTGTCGCTGTGCTCGCGTCTGGCGTGCCTCTCGGCCTCATCTTTACGCTGGAAGTACTTGTTGCACCCAGTGCACCGCCACCAAGTTTGCTGCACCACGACAGTCTCTCTCTCGCGGTGCAGACCCTTGGTGCGGCCATAGAAGGTGCGCACTGGCTCAATCACTTCTTGGCTGCCTTGGCTAATGCGTAAACCAGAATCGGCTTCTTCTTGCCGATGCCTTGATTCTGCTGTTGCGTGGCGGCTGACTTCTTGCCGGCGATGTGGCGGCGCAGTGAGTCATCTTTGCTGAAGATGGACGGTGTTCCATCGTTCCAATTGAATGCAGATTTTGTTGTCATGTTTACTTCGAATCTTTTTGCGAAATGATCGGTGTGATGGTCAAAGGCCAATCAATGCCGTATTGATCCCAGCGAAAGATTTTCTCTTGGCTTGGGTCGTATGGCGCGTCAACGATGTACTGCACGATGGCTTGCGCAGATAGCACCAGGTAACCATGCGCATATTGCGGCGGGATCAGCAAGGCTTTAGAGTCATCAAGCTCAATGCCAAACCATTTGCCCGTCTCAGGGTCCAGCACAACGTCAAATATTGACCCAACAACTGGCATCACCATCTTGGTCTGGTTCTGATAGTGCAGGCCGCGCAAGACGCCAAACTTGGATGAGGCCAGATTCAACTGTCGATATTCACTGCGATTGGATTTCCACATCTCCATGAAATACCCTCTGTCATCAGAGTTCTTCTTGTTGTTGATTACTTGAATTCCATCAAGCAGTTCGCCTTTGTAATAAACCGGATTCATGCATATCCCCATTTCCTACATAGTTTCTTGATCTTGGCTCTGAGCTTCTTCTTTTCGCAGACCTTGGCGTGCTGGCTCTCAATCATCTTCTCGCGCAGTGACTGTGGCGTGGGTGGCGCAGGGAATAATCCATTCCAGCCAATCAAGCCACACACCAAGGCGACAAGCAGCCTGTCAGTCATTCACTCTTCCCCTTAATCACTTTTTGCACCACTTCCCTTGTGGTGAAACGGTGCTCATTGGCGCACATGTATCGCCTGTACACCTCATTGTTTGGCCGCGCCCTTGTCTCAAGCACGCTGACCCATTTGGCGCAAACTGGACACTTCACTTGATCTCCCAAGAGTCCAGCAGCACCACGATGAAGGCATAGACAACAATGAACAGGATGGCGATGCCAAGAGCACCAAGCAAAACGAAGTTCAAGACTGTTTCCATAGTTTCAGCACCTTTGATTTGTGTTGCGGCTCCTCGACCTTGGGCGAGTTACCAAAGACAGGCTCCCATCCGCGCTTGCGCCATGTGGCTTGCACGTCAGCGCCTCGCGTTGGGGTGAATGCAGCGTCAAAGACGTGCAGGGTCGGCCAGACGATCTTCGTGCCAGCCGGTGGCGTCCAGTTGAGTTCTCTTTTCATCGCTGTGCCGCCATCAATTCAAGTTCAACCTCTTTGACGCGCTCGCGCAAGATGCTCACCTCGTGCTCAAGGGTGGAGATCTTCTTCTCCAAGCGCTCGCGTGTCATGTTTTCAGCGTGCACCCAGCCGATCAGCGTGCCCTCGGTCACCGCCATCCGCGCCAGCTTGGCGTACTCATCGCGCAACATGAAGCCGCCACCCACTTCCATGGGCGGTGTGAACTTGTTGACTGCGCGGTCAATCTCGATCTGCATTTTTTCAGACATGTGTTTCTCCTTGTGTTGTAAGTTGATTATTCCAAGCCGCGACCAGTAATGTGGCGTTGTATGGAACAGGGGTCACGGCAGACACAAACAGGCCCTTGCCGCGCTGTTTGCGTCCCCATGCGTCTTGGGAATTGGTGTTGATCAATTCCTTGCGTTTGACGGCGTTGTAGATCTTGGTGCGCGGGAAGCCGCCATCAATCAGCTCTTCCATGGTGCGCGGCTCTTGGCAGAAGTCTTGGAGTTCGGTCATGATGACCACCATGCCACAAGCAGAACAGCAAAGCCAATACCGATGGCGATGGCCGCCAGCGTGTCAAGAAACTTCTCACTCATCATCATTCTCCTCTTCGCACAGCTCGCAGCCAAGGTGATCTGGATCGCGGCAGTCGTGGTGGCTGGCAAGGTTGGCCTGATACCGGCGGCGGTGGAAGTCTTCGGCTCGCATGTAGTCAAGATCTGATTCGTCGAGTTGGTTAAGCATATCAATCCTCGTTTGGTTGTTGATGGGTGAATCATAAACGATTTGCACAACTCGTCAACAACTATTATTTAATCCCCACAAACTTGTCGGGTATTCATCCCCTACAATTGGCTTGCTGGTTATCTCCACCAGCAGTTGCCTTATGGGGGTTGGCGTGAGTCAGCCCCCTTTTTTCACTGTACACTTGACCATCTTCACAAAACATGGTTAACATTCTAAACATGAAAGTCTCACAACAAGCAATCCACGACATCAAGTACAAGGCCGAGTCGGCTGGGTACAAGATGTCGGACGTCTGCCGAGTCGCAGAGATCGACCAGGCTCAAGTCTCGCGCTGGCTTAACGGCATCACAGAGCCACTCTACGGCAGCGTCATCAAGCTGGACCAAGCCGCAGATGCACTCATCTCAGCGCGTCTAAAGGTCATCAATCAAGCCATGGAAGATGCCGTCAAATGACCAAATACTGCATTGGCGTGGACCCTGGCCTCTCAGGCGCAATCGCCGTCATGTCGCCCGAGAGCCTGAAGATATTCGATATGCCCACCATGACGGTGGAGCGCAACGGCAAAGCCAAGCGGCAGGTTTCTGCCACCGAGCTTGCCGACCTGCTGTACCTGTATTCTGGCAAAGACTGCCACGTCTACTGCGAGCGCGTGGGAGCCATGGCCGGTCAGGGCGTGACAAGTGTCTTCAGCTTTGGCCGTTCATTCGGCATGATCGAGGGCATCCTTGCCGCGTTCAAACTGCCTGTGACCTATGTGGCGCCAGCCACCTGGGTGAAGGCCGTGCACCGTGGCGCAGGCAAAGATGCCAGCCGATCACGCGCCATGGAACTGTTTCCAGACAACCAAGCCGACTTCAAGCGCGTCAAAGATGACGGGAGAAGTGACGCCAGTCTCATCGCATATTGGGGCAAGCACTATGGATGACAAAGAGCGCCAAACCCTCAGAGAGCACATCATCTGGCTTGGCACAGAGCTAGAACGCCAACGCAAGCTCAACCAGCAGCACATCGTCTTCTTGAAGCGCCTGCTCGACCCCGAAGACTTGGGGCACGCAGCCAGCAACGAGGTGCGAAAGATCGCATATATCTTGCTCATCAACAACAACATCAATGAAGGCAACAACGAATGAAACAACTCAAACTGCGGCCATCCTCTGCCTCGCGTTGGATCGCCTGCCCAGCCTCTGCGCGGCTCTCAACGCTTGTTCCATATCAAGAGTCAGGTGAGGCCGCCAAGATTGGCACAGCCATTCACGCGCTGGCCGAGACATGCTTCCAGCTTGACACCGACCCCATGAAGTTTGTCGGGCAGCAGGTCGAGGGCATCACCATGACTGAGGAGAACTGCGAGTTCGCCTTGGAGCACCTACAAGCCATTTGGGCCATTCAGGACGAGCTGGGGCACGTCAAGGTAGAGCAGTTGTTCAAGCTGTACGACACGCCTCAATTCAGCCTGCAAGGCACTGCTGACGTGGTTGGCTGGTCCATCATCAAAGAGAAACTCACCATCGCGGACTTGAAGACAGGTCGGGGATATGTGGACGCCGACAGCGAGCAGATGAAGATTTACGCCTTGGGCGCGATGAAGGTCAACAACCTGCGCGTGAAGGAAGTCGAGTTCCAGATCATCCAGCCCCACCATGGTGACAAGCGAATCCACCGCATGAGTGCTGACGAGTTGGGCGTGTGGGAGACGCAGGTCATGTTGCCCGCCATTGAAGATGTTGTGAGTGATGCGCCACGGTTTGCGCCATCAGAGTCAGCCTGCCAATGGTGTCCCGCCAAGACGATTTGCAGTGCACAGAAGACTTTATTTGACGTGGTTGCCGCACAGCCAGACATCACAGCAATCAAGAAAGATGACGTCAAACAAGTGATGTTGTCTCTCACACCGCAGCAGATCAGCGACATCTTGGACCGTGCGCCGTTGGTGGAGAAGTTCATAGATGCCGTCAGAGATCACGCTATGTCGGCGATGGAGAAGGACGGCATGGTCGTGCCTGGCTGGCAGTTGCAACCCAAACGCGCCTCACGCAAGTGGCTTGATGAATCCAATGCGCGTGCCGAATTGATCGCTGCGGGTTTATCCGATGTAGACATATTTGAAACAAACCTAATTACTCCAGCGGCGGCAGAGAAACTGCTTCCAAAGGATCAAAGAGTACTCTTGGACGATCTCACGGCCAAGGTATCAAGTGGCTTGACGCTTGCGAGAGATCGCGGCTTGAGTCAATAATGCAACCCCTGTAACTTTTGAAAGCGAAACGCAAAATGCTAAATCTCTCTTCTGCTGGCGGCTCTGGTAACTACATCCGCTTCTCCCCTCAGGCGAATGCCTGGACAAACAACCTTGGCGAGGAAATCCAACTCAAGAAGGTCGTGTTCGACATCGACGCAGTACAAACAGGATGGCTCCTCTTGGGTGTTGGTGTGCGCGAATGGAATCCTGATGCACAGCTTGGCCGTAAGGGTCCACAGCCATCGCCCGAACACAAGCGCGGCTTCATCGTCAAGTTCTACAACAAGGAGATCGGCACAGTGGAGTGGAGTTCTAACGGCGTAGGACCAAATATGGGGCTTCAAAATCTGCACTCTGCTTGCATGGAGCAATATGCCGCCAACCCTGGCAAGATGCCGGTGCTTGAGTACACAGGCTCAAAGCTGGAGAAGATCGGCAAGGGCACAACCCGCATCCCAGCATTCAATCTGGTGTCGTGGATTGACAAGCCTGCCGGTATGGACCAGTCTGATGCCGAGTTTGTGGCCCAGGCTGCGCCAGCTCCTGCGCCGTTTGTTGCACCTGTACAGAGGCCAACGCCTGCGGCGGCTGCTGTGGCCGCCAGTGAAGACGAAATGTTTTAACTGACATCAGTCAAGTGCCGAGGTGTGACAGCCTCGGCTTTTTTTTTCTCAAAAAAATGGCAGCATATAAATGCAAGCAGAACAAATAGCCAAGCAGCTCGGCAACGCAAAGAAAGCCAACGGCCAGTGGGTAGCAAGTTGCCCAGTACCAGGCCACGGCAAGGGCAATGGAGACAAGAATCCCTCACTCAGCATCAGCATCAACGATGACGGCAAACCTCTCTTCCACTGCCACGGTGGGTGCACACAGGAAGACGTCTTCAACACCATCAAGGACATGCGCCTGCTGCCAGAGCTGGAAGAGAGACCAGACCCGCTGGCAAACATCAAGCCTTTGCCGCAAATCAAGTTTGACCAAGAGTGGGAGTACCAAGACGAGGACCGCACCACGGTGTTCGTCAAGCAACGCATGAAGATTGGAGAGTCTGGAAAGACTTACAGGCTCTACAAAATTGATTCTGACGGCAGACGCTCCACAACCCTTGGAGACGCCAGGATAGTCCCCTACAAGTTACCCGAACTGCTGGACGCGAAGACCGCGGGGCGCATCATCTATGTGGTCGAGGGCGAGAAGGCCGCAGACGCGCTGATAAGCATTGGTGTCACGGCAACAACGGCACACACAGGCGCCGGAAGCTGGCCGGAGGCCATCACAGAGTATTTCGCTGGCGCGAATGTGGTGATCGTGCCCGACAACGATTTGCCAGGCTGGCGCTACGCGCAAAAGGCCGTGGAAGCCATCCTGCCCATCGCCAAGAACGTCAAGGTTGTAGATTTACAACTACCGAACACGGCCGATGACGCCTACGAGTTCGTCCACCAGTACAACAAGCAAAGAGATGACCTTGTGGCATTGGTCAAGGCTGCGTTCAAGGTGACGAGCATTGACGATGTAACGGTTCCCGAAAGGCTCAACGCGCTGAAGCTGGATGCGCCGATTGATGCAACGCCACAACAACAGCAGGCACAGCCAGAGGACATCGCCAAGGAGTTCGCGCCAGACCAAACAGCAGAAGCAAAGCCCGCCAAAGAAGCCAAGCCGCCAAAGACAGTCAACATTGAGGCGTGGGATGACATACAGGACGAGCCAGTCGAGTGGCTGATCCACAGCATCCTGCCAAGAAAAGCATTTACAGCCTTGTACGGCCCGCCAGGCTCATTCAAGTCGTTCATTGCGCTGGACATGGCCGAGGCAATAGCCACAGGCAGGCAGTGGATGGGCAACCAAATAGAGAAGCAGGGCGCAGTCTTATATATCTGCGGTGAGGGCTTTGGCGGTATGGGGGCAAGGATTAAGGCTTGTCAGATCCACCACAGCACGCCCAAAGGTGCGCCGATCTATGTCATCAGGCATCAGCTCAACCTGAGATCCAGCGCCGAGGACTTCAACGCGCTGATGATGGCCGTGGTCCAGTTGGTGGAGACAACAGGCATCGAGTTCCAGCTACTCATCATCGACACCTTGGCAAGGGCGTTTGGCGGCGGCAATGAGAACGACTCAGACGCCATGGGTTCATTCATCACGTCAATGGGCAAGATTCAAGAGTTCCTGGCCTGCGCATTGATGGTGCTGCACCACAGCGGGAAGGACTTGGCCAAAGGGTTGCGCGGTCACTCAAGCCTGCTTGGCGCTGTAGACACACAGCTTGAGATCCTGCGGTTTGAGGATCAGGCCAAAGGAATCATCAGCCTCACCAAGCAAAAGGACGGCCAAGACGGTATCCGAATCGGGTTTGAGATGGTCGAAATAGAGATCAGCGGGTCCAGCTTGGGCTTCGATCCTGTGGTCAGCCTGGCGGTCCAAGCCAGCGATGAGGCCGTCAATGAGGAATCCAAAGGCAACAAGGGGAGCGCCGGAAAGGGCAAATATCAGAAGGTTGAGATGCTTTGCCTGAACACGGTAGTGAAAAGCAAAGGAGTTATAAAGTTTATAAATGGCAAGCAACGCATGGCCGCCAATTTGGACGATTGGAGGCAGGAATTGTGGTCGCAAATGGGGTGCACTGAGGACGATAAGAACACATTTAAGACAGCCTGGCATCGCGCAAAACAGAGATTGGTGGAGTCTGGCATGGGCGGAATCAGGGACAAATTTGTGTGGTTAGAGTCAAAAGATCAGTCAGAAGACGAATATTGATACTGGATAAACATACAGGATACAAGTTACAAACAGTTACAGATGTAACCACTTGTAACGTCCAAAGGTTACGTTACACACACACTGTCTATAAGACAGTGTGTAATGTAACCAATGGATCGTGTAACCCAACGGAGAAAAAAAGATGGCAACGAAACAGAAAACGAGAAAACCGAATCAGCTTCCATTGGTGGAGCAGCCACGTCCACCAGCAGATCCTTGGACGATTCACGTTCAATCAAAGTTGGTGGAATTGGAGGCAGTCAAGGCGGCCAGCGATAGGAAGTGGGGAGAAAATCGACTGATTACTTTAGTAGACAGTGAGGTGAGAGAGAAATTCTGGGTGCAGAACAGTCGAGTTCATCAGTTCATTGCGGCCAAGGATCAGATCAAGTTCGATTCGGCGGTGGCGGGAATGATCAGAGCTTTTGGCGTGTTGGACAACAAGGCAACCGAGGCAGGGTTCCAGCCAGCAGGGAAAGATATTCCACGCATCGAGTGGGAGATGGGCAACGGCCAGATCATGGTGGTCGTCAGGACCATCAGCGAGGCACTGGCAATCCAGACATCCAGAACAGATCTGCGAGATGAGCACATCTGGAGCCTGGAAGAGCTGGAGGTGTTCATGGTCGAGCCAATCGTTCAAGAGGTGATCAAGATCAAAGCCATGATCCCAACAGCACAAGTCACAAAGTTCAGCTCAACCAAGCTGGGTGGTGAAACAGGATTTGATGACTTTGAAAACGACCTGACATTCAGCGACAATGAGCCAACAGAGTTCAAGTTCAACTCAAAAGCAGCAGAGAGGTTTAAACATGGGACAAATTAAGCGTTTGGCGTCTTTAATCCGCGAGAAGGTGCTGGCGGTTGTCCAGCGCGTTAAAACGGCTGTAAGGGGGTATTGAGCGTGCCAGGAAGACCAAAGTTCAGACAAGACATGGCAATGCTTGAGCAGTTGCCAGACGACATGATCGTCAGCATGTTTGAGGATGGCCGGTCACAGACACAGATCTGCTACGAGCTGGGTATCGGGCGCAGAGCGCTAGAGCAATGGATCGAGGATACCGATCCCCATATAATTGCGCGTGCGCGCGCGAAAGCGGCTGACAAACTCGCGGTGGAGACTCTGGACATCGCAGACAGCATGGCCGACAGCAATCCGCAGCGCGACGTCCAGCGCATCCGCACTCGGCAATGGCTGGCCGAAAGGTGGGATCAGAAGACTTATGGCTTACAAAAGCAGGCGCAAGTGACGATCAACATGCAGGACCTGCGCATCGACGCGCTGCGACACGTCGAGGTCATCGACGACTTATCCACAGGGGAAAAGGCATGATGTTCATCGCGGCCTGTGGACAACTGGCATTTGCCGCGGTTGCGCATGTATAACCTGTGCGTAACACCTTGCGTGGTTAACATAATGGACATCGTATAAAGCCGACAAATGCACGCATATCCACAAAGGCCAATCGAATCAACGACTTACGCCAGTTCTGCGTCTGGAAGTTGTCCACATACGCCGAAGGTACTTACCCGCTGGCGCGGCGGCTCGACCCCCCCCATCGCTCGGCGCGGCGGGGGCGGCTGATGGTGCACCCTAAGAGACAGCGAAACCCATGACCCACCCCCCTACCCCCACTACGCAAGCCGCCAAGCCGTCCAAAAAAAAATTGGCCACAGCACCCGATAACCCATTTGTGGAATTCGTCAAGCTCTACAAAAATAACCCTGTGCTCTTTGTGCGGGAGGTGTTGAACACTGAGCCTGACACGTGGCAAATTGAATTCCTGAATCACATCGCGGCAGGCAACCGCCGCATCTCGGTCAGATCAGGCCATGGCGTTGGAAAATCCACGGCGTCAGCCTGGGCGATGCTCTGGTATCTGTTTTTGCGGTTTCCTGTCAAGATTGTGGTGACGGCCCCCACATCCAGCCAGCTTTATGACGCTTTGTTCGCGGAGGTCAAGAGATGGGTGAAGGTGTTGCCGCCGATGTTGCAGGACCAGCTTGAGGTGAAGCAGGACCGCATTGAGATGAAGAGCGCCAACAACGAGGCGTTTATCTCAGCCAGGACTAGCCGCGCCGAGCAGCCTGAAGCCTTGCAGGGGGTTCACAGTGACAACGTGATGTTGGTGGCTGATGAGGCCAGCGGTATACCCGAGCAGGTGTTTGAGGCTGCGGCTGGCTCGATGTCGGGACACGCCGCCGTCACCCTGTTGCTGGGCAACCCTGTGCGCTCCAGCGGGTTCTTTTTTGACACGCACAACCGTCTGACGGCTGACTGGATCACGATGAAGGTGTCTTGCGCCGACTCTCCGAGGGTCAGCGAAGCCTACATTGAGGAGATGAAGGCGCGTTACGGCGAGGAGTCAAATGCTTACAGAATTCGCGTCTTGGGTGAGTTTCCAAGGAGTGACGACGACACCGTGATCCCGATGGAGCTGCTGGAATTGGCGACACAGCGGGATGTGGAGGCGAGTAAGCACGCACCTTTGGTGTGGGGTTTGGATGTGGCGCGGTTTGGCTCTGACCGGTCTGCTCTGTGCAAGAGGCAGGGAAATGCGGTGCTGGAGCCCATAAAAACGTGGAAAAACCTCGATTTAATGCAATTGACGGGTGCAGTCGTGGCCGAGTATGAGATCCTCGTCCCCAGCCAGCGGCCACAAGAGATCTTGGTGGACTCGATTGGTTTGGGCGCTGGCGTGGTTGATCGGCTGAAAGAGTTGGGGTTACCGGCGAGAGGCATCAATGTGGCCGAGTCACCGGCCATGGGCGGGACGTATAGGAACTTGAAGGCTGAGCTGTGGCACAAGGCCAAGGCGTGGCTGGAGCAGCGGGACTGTCGGATGCCTAAAGATGAGGCGTTGATTGGTGAATTGGCGGCTGTCAGGTACAGCTTTACATCCAACGGCAAGATCCAGATTGAGGGCAAGGATGAATTGAAGAAGCGCGGGATGTCGTCGCCGGACCGCGCTGATGCTTTTTGTTTGACGTTTGCTTCTGACGCTGTGATTGGGATGTATGGTTCGGCTGGCTCGACCAAGTGGAACAAGCCACTGCGCAGAAACTTGCCACGGGTTGCATAATTAGTTAATTCTTTAAGGGGTGAAACATGAAGATGACCAAGGCACAAAAGAAGGTTGGCAAGGTGATGGGTGAATATAAGGCTGGCACTTTGCACTCTGGCAAGGGCGGCAAGGTTGTGAAGAGTCCCAAGCAGGCCATCGCAATTGCGATGTCTGAAGCCAAGATGCCTATGCGCGGTGCTCGCACTGCCAAGAACATGAAGACAAAGGGGATGCGTTAAT